ATGAATCTCATTGCCGAACTTCCGGGGCTCGATGAGATGGAGCAACAGGCAGATCCTGCGCCGTGGTATGCGGGGGTGCATCCAGATGATTGTGACAGGTGTGAGGACTGCGACCCAGACGAAGAAGGACTATGCGATAACCCGATAAGGCCTGGGGCCGTGCAAGTGATAGATCCTGACGTGATCTATTCGGTGTATGCAAACATCGACACATCTACACTCCCCAACTGTCAATTGACGGCAGCTCTCCGCAATGCGGCCCCTTCAATGATTGCTGCCTTGAAGCAAATCCATGCAGGAGACTCCGAGAAGCTGGAGGCGGCATCGGCCTGGCTGAGAACGACCAATGCTAACCGGGCAATCATCAAAACAATAGACCGAGTGGTGGCAATGGCGAAGCTGATGGAGGGCGGGGCATGATCCAAACCGAATCTCCCTCTGCGGAGCCAATTGGCCTCGCCCGCGCCCAATGCAACTATGAACTCATCCCAGACGGCAGCAAGCACACCGGACTGCTTCATAGAGCCATCTCAGAGAACGAGAACCACCGTGTTATCCAGGTGGGTCGGGCGTCGTTCCTGGTGCCCCGGATGGTTTGCACTAAGGGCGGCCAGGTGGACCTGGTGGCCTGGGTGGGCCTGGAGGTCGAGGTCAGCAGATATGGCGAGCGGGTTTTTGCTCGGCTGGTGCCCCTAGACGAGCTACAGATGAGGGTCTGGGAGTTGGAGGAGCTGATAGCGCGGCATTTGAGCGATTTCTCTGGGGGCCACTGCCGCATTCCTAGGGTAGAAGCGATGGCTGGCCTGGGCCTCAGTCTCGATCAAGATTTTGACTGGCAGAAGTTCTGCAAGTATTCTACGGCCAAGGCGAAGCGAGAGAAGGCGCTGGCTGCGGTGGTGGGATGAATGCAATATTTCAAAGTACTTGCGGAGGGTGGCAAGTCATGTCACGGTGGCGATGCGGATTGGCGTCCGGGCGAATGGATGCCCACTATTGACAATCTTAAACCCTGTATGAGGGGCTATCATCTCTGTGAAGCCAGGGATCTGGTTGAATGGCTCGGTCTTGAGATCTGGATAGCCGAAGCCCGAGGAGAAATTATTCGATCTAAGAACAAGACGGTGGTCTCCGGGGCCCGAATAATCCAGAAACTCGATAACTGGACTGATCGAAACGCTAGGCTATTTGCTTGTGATTGCGCGGAGCACGTCCTGCCGATCTGGGCGAAACAGTATCCAAGCGACGACCGGCCAGCGCAGGCAATTGTCATCGCCCGGAAGTATGTAGACGGCCAAGCCACGTTAGAAGAACTGGCTGCTGCCTGGGATGCTGCCAAGGATGCTGCCTGGGCTGCCGAGGATGCTGCCTGGGCTGCTAGGGATGCTGAACGCCGATGGCAGACAGAACGGCTGATGGAGATTTTAAATATCGTAGGTGGGGTGTGAATGGCCGATGATGTCATTTCTCAATTCGTGAAAGACTCCCACGCTGAACCGGGGCCCCGATCCGAGCTCTTCATAAAGAAGGAGAAAGACGGCGCAGGCTTCTGCGTTCGAGCTAAGGGCGGGAAGAAGGCGATAGCTGAGCTGGAGAAGCTGCTGGGAGAGATAGATCTGAGAGGGGTGCAGGAATGAGAGATTATCCTTCCGACCATCTTTTGAAATGGTTCTCAGAGTATGATGTTCTGGAAAACGGCCCCTGCGACCTCATCCACCGAATTAAAGAGAATTGGGAATATGGCGATATGGGCTATTTTAGCTGGGATCCCCGGAGAAGGCTGCTGAGATTGTCAACAGCAGGGAGCGGGAATGAGGAGGATATCATTTGCGCTCTTCAGAGCAATTTCCTGTTCTGGCAATACTGGATCAATTCGCATGTGGGCGGGCACTACGTTTTCAGAATAAGAAAGATTGAGGGGGTGCCGGAATGAATCCAATAGGCTGGTGCGACCTCACCATGAATCCTATCACGGGCTGCAGATTGAAATGCCCAAGCGGCCTGTTATTCTTGGTGGGACTTGTTGCGTTGTGGGTCTCGGGGATGCTCATCGGGGCAGAGAATTTCGGGGGAAGGATGCCATGAGCAACGTCAGCAAAGCGGCCTGGCGCAATGCCCACCGACCACAGCTCCGGGAAGCTGCCAGGCAATACCGCCAGAAGAATCCCGAGAAGGCTGCGGCCACAGTCAGAGCCAGGCAGGAGTACATAGCTGCCCAGGTTCGGGGGATCCAGCTCAATGATGATCCAGAGAGCCTGCTGAATGAGGACCGATTTGAGGACGCATGAGAGAATGCGGATTTTTTCGAGGAAACATGAAAGAGAATCCCCTAATTAAAATCTCCGACATCAAAGCTAAAGACCAGTGGTTCGACTTGCGCGTGACCTGCACGGCGATCCTGGATTTCATGAGCGAGTCCATTGCTCAGAAAGGCTACGTGGCCGACAAGACCGGGGCCATAGAATTCGTGCTCTGGGGCAAGTCGGCTGATGCCGGCGTGCCGGAGCTGAAGAAAGGCAAGAGCTACGAGCTGAGAAACGTGGTCTCGAACGAGTGGCGGGGCAAGTTCTCGATAGCCCTGGTGAGAACGACACAGGTGAGGGAGATCCCCGATTTCGGGGTCGATGTGGAGATCTATTCTGCGCCAGTGGAGAAGAAGTTCTGCAGGGGGCGGGAGAGATGATCCCTGTTCCCGAAGGCTGCGAGCTGACGCCAATCGAAGGCGGGCCCTGGAGCGATCTCCACACCCCCTTTTTAGATCCGTCCAATGATGTCATTTACCTATGCGTGAAGGAGGAGAACGGTATATTTACGCTGTCGGACGATGCTCAGGCTGCCAATTACCTTTTCCTGCATGGGTTTGAGGATGATAAGGTCAGGCCAGTCATGCAGAGGATTTGCAGGGGCACCCCCAAGGTGGTCTTGGCATATCCCGAGATTACTGCGCGGTGCGACCTCAAGGAATTCATCCGGATTTATCACTACCTCTTTGGGTGCATTTTGCAGACCGAGGCCGCAGTGGTTTGGAGGGAGTGCGAATGAGCGCCACTTGTTTTTGGGATAAATACCAAGCAGACCAGACTTTTGAGAATATGACACGGTGGCTCAAGCATCGGGCATTTTGCCATAATAATTGCCAGGATCTGCGGGGTGCGGTCAGATTGACTGGTGCCTGTAGAAAGTGCGGCGAGGATATTGAGATATGGGCCACACCAATGCCTTTCCTGGGACAGGGGTTGTGTCTGAGACATACCGAGCGTGGAGGGGTGGGCTCTGACAATGACATTAACCGTCTTAACCGTTAAAGCCGTTAGCGAGAGCTTATATTGGAGAAGGTAGAAGGATGAATCAGAAAACTACCTGTGCTCGGGTTCGAGCCGAGCGCAGGCAAAAATGGTGTTAGCAATGGATACTAAAGGATCGGCGGCTATTTATAGGCTTCGGCGAGTGCGGGCGGTGCAGCAATGAGCCAGCTTGAAGTCCGCCCCGCAGAGGCAGACGGCACCTCATTGCAGATCATCGCATTTACAGAGCGGCTGGAGAGATCTGAAGACCTGATTGCCAGGCAAGCCAAAGAGATCGAGAACCTTACCAAATCTCTCGATACACTGGAACGCACCGTTGAAGACCTCCGAGACCTCGCCAAATACACCCTGAGCACCCTTTCCAAGCGAGTCACCTCGTTAGAGGATGTCAAGGCCCAGGTCAGGCCCCAGAAGCTCCAGGCGGCCCGTGGTGAGATCCTGCGGACTCTGCTTGCAGCCAACAACGGCAAGATGCTGGCCTCGGATGCTCGGCACCGGATGGGCATATCCAAATCTGCCTTTTCATTGCTTTTAGGAACTTTGAAGGATAAGATTGAGACCAAACCATTAAAGTCGGACAGGAGGAAAATGTTGATTCTATTAAAATCATCGAATTAGTTTAGCTAAACTAATAACTGTTTCTTGCCTTTCGGCTTAATGTGCCTGAAACTACCAAAAAACGGCAAGAAAATGCGCAGAATTCAATACCAACTAATTTGAAGAAGAAGAAGAATAAAGTGAAATATATTCAAAATAGATAGATAGGCTTGAAAGAGGTAAAATGGTTAATAGTTTAGCTAAACTAATTTGCGACCCATCAGAACAATCAAAAGAACTCGATCCGACGCTCTCATCCCATCTTTGTCCGGCCTGCGGTGCTCCATGTCTCGACATCGGCCTGGAGTCCGGAGACCGCTTCTGCCGGCCTCGCCGGTGGTTCAAGTGCCCCACCTGCAATAATCTGGATTCGATAATAGTCAGTCTATAGGAGTTGAATGTCCGTGGAAAGACAAAAGCAAAACCCAAAGAGGCAGCCAATCGACCCGCCAGACGAGCCGAGCGAGGGGCTTCCCCGGGGAAATCCCGGGGATGAGCCGGACGAGTTACGGCAAGAGGACGGAGCGCAAGACGCGGCTCATAAAGAATGCCAGGATTGCTGCGATGATGAGACGTGTCATAAAACAGAGCCCGTTTGCCCTGGGCCAGATGATAGCCAGATCGTGGCCATAAAGGCAGAAGCTATTCGGCTCCACGCAGGGGGCATGAATGTCAAAGCAATCGCAGAAAAGCTTGGGGTCCGGCGGCCATGGGTCAGATCAGTAATTGCTAATGCAGCACCACATAAAGAGAGCGCAATTATCTGGGAGATGCCAAGGCTAGTTACTGTGGAGGCCCCAAAACAGCAGGAGCAGGAAAAGAAAGTCCCCCTTAACAAGGTGGATTCAATGATCCTTGAAATGGCCGAGAAGGGGGCGATGGATCATGAAATCTGCGTGGCAGTATCCCGAAACTTCAACGAAAGCTATACAGTCATGGAAATGCGCCAGAAGGTCCGGGCCCTGCAGGATGGTTTGGCATGAGCCAGCACATCGGCCCCAAAGGCAAGAACCACGTAGCCAAGCCTCGCAAGAAGCCAACAACCAAAGACGTGGCCCGCCATATCGAGACCCAAAGAAAGCTGTGGTCAATAAGGCCGATCATGGGCAACATCCTTCCCGCGAGTGCGATCAAGGATAAGGAGGATCCGAAATAATGGACGCCATATTTTCGCTTAAGCCCTCCTTTGCCGAGGCCATTCTGGAGGGCAGCAAGACAGTCGAGCTCCGGACTGTAGCCCCAGCCAAACCCGTGGAGCGGGTCTGGATCTATGTCACAGCCCCCCAGATGAAGATCATGGGCTACTTCCGGCCTGGCGATATCCGCCACGCCACGGCAGAAGACTGCAAGCGGGCCCAGGTCCCGGACGTAGACTTGAGTCGGTTCTTTGCCATCGAGATCTGCGACCCCGTAACCCTGGAGCCGCCAATCAACCCACGTGGCTTGAACTTACCATATCTCTGGCTGAGCCCCCAGAGTTGGCGGTACGCAGGGAAGCAAGAGGAGAAAGCGCTGAGGGAGGTGGCACCTTGACCGAATTTGACATGAAGCACGCGAGAGACCTGCAAGAGAAGGCCCACTCCTTTGAAGTCTATTCGGGCCCTGGCCAAACGGGTTATGGTTGCGATCATTCAAAGCACCCCGACTGGCAAGCGATGGAAAAGATTCGGACAACGGTATACCCCGCCGCCCTGAACGAGATCGAGCGGCTGAACGCTGTTTTGGCTGATCTGAATCGACAGAAGGCGTTGATACAAACTTGTCGAATATGCGGCGAGGGCAAACAATCCTGCTCAACACTTCAGCTAACGGAAGCGCGGCTGGCCCTGAAGCGGGCATCTGTGTTCGTGTCGAACTGCGGAATGATTCCACAATGGGATTCGGAAGAAGATCGGAGAAAAGACGCCAAACTCCTATGGGAGTTGGCGGAGGACGAGACATGAAGCGCACAACAGGCCGTGGCCCCAAGGAGAAGGGCAAAGCCTTCGAGCGCGAGATCGTGGCCTCGATTCTGGCCGCCTTCCCCCAACTCAGTCCGCACGATGTCCTGGCCCGGTCGATGGGAGATCCAGGGGTTGACGTGGTTTTGAGCGAAGCCGCCCGCAAGGTCCTGCCCCTGGCCATCGAGTGCAAGCGAGTCGGGCGGGTGGAGAGCCTGGATCTGAAAGGGGCAATGGAGCAGGCGGAGGCAAACTGTGATAGTACGCTGCTCGCCCCTGTGGTTGTCTTCCGGGAAAATCATCACCAAGCTTATGCGGCCCTGTACCTCGGGAACCTTGTGGACCTTGCTGGCTTTATTGGAGACGGCGAGGGTGGGGCGCTGGTGACGCTTTATTGGATGGATTTATTGAGAATTTTAGGAGGATTTAAATGATCGCTGCACAGCCGTTAATCATCGACATCGAGACCGCCCCAAACCGGTTTGAGGAATATCGGTCGGCCTTCCCCAAATCCAAAAAGAAGCCTGGCCTCCATGCTATCCTCAGCCAGGTAGTCTGCATCGGCCTCCACGACGGCATCAAGCCGTCTTGCCTCGGAGTTGACGAATTTGATACTGAGCAGGCGATGCTGGAATGGTTATCAGGCGTTCTGCGGGAGCACAAGAACGACCCCCTCATCGGCTTCAACATCAAGAACTTTGACCTCCCCTTCCTCCAGATCCGGGCAGCAAAGTACGGCATCAAGCTAGACCTCCCAGATCGGCATTCCAAGCGCATAATCGATATCTACGAGGCCCTGGGTGGGAAATGGGCCACAGATATCTCCGCCTGTTCACTTTCGGAGTTGGCCTGGTTCCTTTACGGCCAGCCGAAGCAGTCCAGCGGCGCCGACGTGGCTGAGATGTGGGCAAAGGGCGACATTGCAGCCATCCGAGAACACTGTCTGGAGGATTGTATATTATGTAATCGAATATATAACGATCTAAAAGGGGTGCTCTGGTAAAATGCCCCTCGACCGTTCTACCCTCGACCGCATCGACAGCAACCTCGCCGCCTACCGCATGGCCGTGGCCGAGAACAAGGCCACGCCACTGGAGCAGGAAGTCATGAAAGCCCGCCTGGGCTCGCTCTTCATCAAGCACGCCGACGACCTCCTGAGAATAGCGAGGGCCCACCTATGACCCGCCATATTACCGACACCCTGGCCAAGCTGCCCGAGGGCAAATTCACCTCCGCAGATGTCCAGGGAGTCTGCGCCCAGAAGCTTGCTGCTATGGCCAAATCTGGCTACCTGGACCGCGTAGGCAAGAAGGAGATCGTCTTCGGCAAATTCTGGGAGAAATATCCAGCAACCGAATACGAGCTAACCGAATCAGGAAGACAAAGGAGGGCCAAAGGACTATGCCACCTAAAGAAGTGATCCTCTTCTCCTCGCCGACCTGCAGCAAGTGCGCCATGCTCAAGAGCCACCTCAAAAGCCGCAATGTGGCTTTCACGGAGATGGATGTAACCACCCCCGCAGGCCGGACGGAGCTATTAATCTCCGGGGCCACGGGCACCTACTTGCCGATCTTGAAGATAGCTGATCGGGTCCTGGAGTATGCAGCGATATTCGATGAGCACGACAACCTGTTAGACTTGACGGAGTTCTTGGCATGAGGCTCAGAGAGCAAATTGAGGCCATTCTGCCCACCGACGAGGCCGAGGCCCTGAGCCACAAGCAGATCGCCAAGAAGCTGCAAATACCCGAGACGGATGTCAACCTGCAGCATATCTCCCACGCCTGCCACAGTCTCCGCAAGTTCAAGGCCGCCGCCTTCAAGGAGCACCGCGCACCGAGGACCAAGCCCTATCATCTCTGGTGGGGGACGCCATGAGCCAGCGGGACGTTCTGGCCTGGCTCGGCGACCACCCAGGCGAGCACACGGCAGAAGAGATTGCCGAAGCTCAGGGCCTACAGGTCCGCAACATCCGGAAGGCTCTGAATGCCCTGGCCAAATGGCGAGAGATCGAGAGGCTTCAGTCTGGGGGCCGGTTCTACTGGCGGGCGGGGGCGGTTTGAATGGTCTCCGATACCTACCTGCAGCTCGTGAAAGGGGAGCTGAGCACAGAGCCCATCCCCCTCCGAGCCCTGGCCGAAAGGCTGGAAAAACCGGAGACCTCCTTACTCCGGGTGCTGCAATCCCTGGAGGCGCTGGGTCTGGCGGCGCAGGTGGACCTGCCGAACCTCGGCTGGCGGGCACCTAAGAAGGGGTGGATTAAACCTTAATCGTTAATACCTATATCGTATTAACAAACCAAAGCTATATTACATTTTTAGCCCAATACGACCATTGATGGCCGCAAAGAAGAGTCGTTTTAGAGGTAGAACCGCTCGCATTACCAGGTCATCGCGGCAAGATTCAAACTGGGACTCGGAACCAGAGGTCATCTATTCCACGTCTCAGGGTGCTATGACTCGCCGCCAATACCTCGCGGCCCGCCAAAGGTCCGATGTTAAATCACAATTCTCTATGTACTTGGGGGAGGCGAAAGATACCGTCTATTCAAGGAGGGATTGCACCTGCGGCGGGCGTATTCTATATTTACCAGATGGGAAAGCCGTCTGCCAGAACCCCCATTGCTCCACAGTCTTCAATGATGGGGGGAACACCGAGGATGAAGAAGGCAATTCTCTGGTCCGGGTGACCCGGATATTTGGTGATGGACACCAAGAGGCGGCACCGCCTCCCGAGAAACACAAATGGCTGCCCAAGTCGTTTATGCGGGCGGCCAAAACCGCCCAGCCGGGTTAAGCTGGTATTATGACTACAGTATCGACCTGCATCCATGCCCCCTACAGACACCAGCACCGCCGACGACACCTTTGCGGAGCTGAAGCCATCCACCATCCCCCCCGTGGCCTGCGGACCCTGCCGGACTCCGGAGTACGAGGATAATCCTATCAAACTGCCGAACCTCCGGGAGATTCTGGAGGCGGATCAAAATCACCAAAAACGAGGTATCGAACCATGAAGATCATGTTTAGCAGCCGGAGGGCTGACTAGAGCTGGTTGATACCCTCAATTCTAAACCATGAGGCCCGCTGCGGTGAAGAAGCGCACTGCGGCGGGTTCATGATTCGCGGTCCAACATCTGCTATAAAGGATATCTGATATAGCCGGGACAAAATTCCATTTGGGCTGTTAGCATAAGACGTGCTGAGGTCTCCAATGAGCCTCCGCTGGGCGACCAGTTGTGGCGGGAGGAGATGCCTTGCTGCCTCAGGCTGCGGGGGAGTAGATGCGCGCAGCACCTCTCGGGCAGTGCCTTAAGCTGCCCAAATCATAGTCATCTAGCCGGTGACGCGGCCAGGGGGTTTCATTTCCCTCCTACATCCAATGAACCACCTTTTCCCCCTGGCCGTTCTCTCCTAATCACCCCATTCATTGTAAGCCGAAAATTGGCGACGGCTAAAAAAGGTACTACGCTGCCCCTCGGGCCTTCAATGGTCCGGGGGTCCTTGTTACCTGGAGTCACTAAAAATGGCTGAAGATATTGTCCAGGCCTGGATTGATGAATTCGGGATGAAGCCCTCGGTAGAAAACACGATCTACCTCATGGAAATCCTGGCTCAAACCAAGAACCCCCATAAGCACCGGCATAAGGATATCGAGATGCTGGGGCAGTCCATCGATCAGGTGGGGTTCAAGAACGTGGTTATGCTCTGGGATAACCCAGAGACGGGCCACCCTGAAGTTATTTACGGCGCAGGCAGGATAATGTCTGCCGACCAGAAAGGGCTGGAACATTTGCCGGTAGTCTGGGCCCAGGACTTTGATGGCCTGAAAGCCAAGCTCCTGCGTCACGCGGATAACATAATCAAAGATCATAGTAACGTCTACGACGACGCCATAGTAGTCGAGGACCTTAAAGACCTCAAGTTCGGGAACATCGATTATAGTTTTCTGAAAATGGACCGATATGATCGGTTCCTGGTAGACGACCTGGCCAAAGAGGATGCTCCGGCAGACCTCTACGAGCCCCCGAAGCTCGACCCTGCCGAAGCCCGGCCTATGAACGTCGAGCCAGTCAAAGTCAAGGGCGAGTTCACCCCAGACGGCGAGCTGGTTCCGGATACACCGGAAGAGCTGGCCGAGGTCGAACGCCGCAAAGACCCAGAATACATCCCGCCAGAGATCGAGCTGGAGAATGCCACTTATCCCTCAGATAACGAATGGGAGATTCCGACGCTTTCCCTAAAATTCCAGGCTACAAATGTCATAGATCCGGTGGTCAAGTGGGGCGAGATCTCTCGCATGGCCAAGATGTCTGGCACCTGGCACTTTTATGTAGAGGACGCCAAGTTCGAGCCCTCCATCTGGAAGGACCCACGGGGCCCGCTGTACTCCAGCGCCCAGGCCATAGTCGAGGTCAACTACAGCGCCGGACCACTCATTCCTATCGCCTGGTCGATACATCTGACTTACAAGAAGCGGTGGCTGGCTCGGTGGTGGCAATCCAAGGGCCTAAAGGTCTTTGTGGACCTCAACGTAGCCAAAAAGCATGACGACATCAACCTTCTCGGCGTGCCTTATGGCTGGCGGGCTTATGCCACCCGAGGATACAACGACCTGGTTGAACGCATCCAGGAGAAGTATGCCCTGGCCTGCACCCGAGCCGAGACGGACGATATAGTCTATTTCGTCTACGGCGGCGGCCAGAAAATCCAGGAGTATGCCGTCAAAAAAGGCTGGATCTGGATACCCGAGAGGATGCAGGTCGTCAGCAATCCGAAACTGGCTGGGTTGGATGGCCTGGCTCCAAAAGTTTCTCATGATCAATTCTCTCGAATTGATAAAAACATGTAAAAAGGAGGTGAATAGAAACAATGGCTAAATGGTCAAGGGTAGGCAGAAATGGAATCCAGGCGGAGAAGCGTCTCCGAACTGCTACCTCCTTCCAGACTGGCATCGGTAGAACTGTAATGAAGCCGATCGCTCCCGGTCGCAGATAGACGTGCAAGGGCTTTTCAACCCTTGCAGTCCTAAAAAAACCCAAAAAAAGATTCTAAAGGCCTGCTATCGCAAGCCTGGCTTTCATCCCTGGATACCATTGCATCTTTTCTTGTTCTCTATGAATCCCCTTTAAGGCAGGGATCTTTTCTGCAGGCTGGATAAAATCAGGCATAGTCGCATAAGCGCAATCTATCCCATGAGCCTTAAGCAGTTTTAAAGCCTTAATCTGGAGATCATAAACACCTTTCATCCCTGTTATCTGGTAGGCCTGTTCGTTGCTCTTGCCTTTCAGGGATACGCGAACCCTTACATCCTCCCAGGGAAAGCCTAATAAGAGCTCTGGCTTGGCTCCTAGCATAACTGCATTGGATTCAACCATGAATTGAGCCTCAGGGAGATTATCCCTAAACAGCTCGATAATCTCATAGAGATGTTTCGTGCTGGCATCTCCTAAGAAGGGTTCGCAGCCTGATATCCTAAATCTAAGCCTATCGTGCTTCGTTCCCATTGCCTTCATTTGGGCAAATACCTCCTCAGGAGAATAGAACTCTCCTTTAGCTGTCTCTGGCTGGTCGTTCTTGGCAAAATTCCAGCAGTAGGCGCAAGTAAGGCAGCAGCCCACAGCATCGCAGGTAATTATCCCCCCATAAAACTTTGGGGCGAACCTAAGTCTGTAGTATTTGCGCTTATTGCCTTGCATAACGAGCTTTTCAACTTCTGCAGCTCTTTCGATAGGGTTATCTGTTCGCATTTCCATCCTCCATATTATAGACTGACTATTATAAATAAATATAATAATTCATATCTTATGTGAAATTTATAATTCTGACCTTCTGCGAAGCCATAAATCTCTTAGCATCTCTCTTCGTTTCCCTCACATTAGGGGCGATCTCCTCAAATTCTGAGGCAGGGATAATTATCTTGCTTGCAGGCGTAATTATGGCCATATCTTCCCCTTCTTCACTGTGATAATGGGTCTCGACTGCAGACATGGGCTTGAGCCAGTCCTTCGCAGCCTTGAAATAGCCTACCATCTCCTCAAAGCTATAATTTAAGCCTTCTTCGCATTTCTTGGTTATCAAGTTCTGTCCATACCAGTGAAAGCAGATAGTGGTCTTCATCGCAGTAATCTCCTTATTAGGGGTGGCTGATAGCGAACATGAGAGGATCACAGGGAGGAAAACTCTCTGGCAACCCATTTTCACCTCTTCAGAGGTTCGCATTTCAGCAAATACCTATAATACACTTAAGGTATTTAATACTTTTGATAACCTAATGTTACCATAAGGTACTTAAGGCATTAAGTGTATTGTATGTATTATGTCAATCGAGCATATAGCCAAAACGTGCGATTCAATCACCACAATCGCAGGCAGAGGATTTTATAAGAACCCATCGAATACAATTATCTGGCAGACTCAAAACGAGGCAGTCACAGAAAAGGGAGAAGATCATAGAGGCCTGGAGAATTTTGCCAGGTTCTTGGATAGCAACCCCTACGACGCCCATATTTCCCTGCCCTTGAAGTTCCTGCAGCAATTGGTAGGGATGGGAAAAGCTCAAAAAAGGCTAATTCGCAGAGATTATCATGCAAACGATAAGAAAGGCATTCCTCGCGAAGAACGAATCTTTAGGGTCGATCATTGGCAGATATCCCCTCGCGAGGATGGATCTATCTATTTCTTGCCATGTGACCACAAAAATAACCCACTAGACTTCAGTGCAAAGATTGAAGGGGCATGGATTGAAGGTAATAAGGACTTTTGGCTTTCCCAAGAGCTCTTAAAGGACGTTCTCAGGGAGATCCCAACAGTTAAGGCCAACAGCTCGATTAGGCTGGAAATGAAGGCCTACGACGACAGTCCTATCGCGATAGTCTATCAAGAGGGCACCCAAAGAATCCAGGCCAATATTGGCGTGATGATTCCATCTGATGGCATCTATCATGAGATCAAATACACTCTGCCTAATGAGGAGATCTCTCCAGTATTCAGCTATCCTGCAGATTATCCTGAACTCTGGCGTGAGGCCTACGAGGAAGCTTTAGCAGCCTAAAACTCCTTTTCTTTTCACCCCTTTAATACACTCAAAACACTTATATATCTTGAATTCCTTATTATACTGTATGCCAACAAAACATAATACGAATCGGGTAGCATTCAACATCGATGCTGAACTGCGAGAGACGTTCTTGATCTACATGGCTCGGAAGGGATTCACCCATCGGGAGCAGTCAACGGCAATCAACCAATTGCTTAAGGCAGGGCTGAAGTCGGAGGGCATTCTTTCGGCTGAGGCCTAAAATCTTTTGCCAGGCTGCGCTCCACGTCACCGGACGATTCACAGAATCCAGAAAAATTCGACGGCAATTCCTGGCATTTCCGGGCAGATTGTCCCCCGCGTGAGCGGGGTTAGGGGGGCCGGCCTCGGCCTTGAGAGGCGCAGAGATGCAAGCGCGGGGAGGCCCGCAGGCCGAGCGCGGTGAGTAAGAAGGAAAAAAGGTTAAAAGGTAATTCTTCTTATTTTTGGTGGCGAGGTTGGGCCCCTAGGGTTTGCGCCTGTTCTAATATAGAATAGCTGTCTAGGATTCAAACCATATCCTATTAAGCTATGTCTTAATTGGATAAAAGACTCTTTCCAAGATAGAACTAATAAGCAATTCCCTCTAAGGAAACATAAGTCAATCATTTAAAGCACCATCCCTTTTATCTCTTCATATGCTGCAATCATATCATCCAGCCTGACCACTGCATAACCTCCCTGACGAGCTTTGACAGCTTGGAACGCAATCTCCCTATCCTCGCGAGGCAATCTGCCAAATTTGGCCATTTTACGAGCTTTCTCCTCGTGGTAGGCCTTCATCTTTGCCAGGTCTGCTTTTAGGTCGTTGCTCATAAACTTACATCCTCCCATAATACAATGGGTTCGCACTGCAAACCTCTAAGTCATCCATTAAATTATATTCAATCATGCGAGAGTTCAGCTCTGCATGTATCTCTGATTCAAGCCTTTCCAGCTCTGCAAAATTCATTTCTGCAACATTCATTTGTGGCATAGATACATCTAATACGCTTAATGGCTTATATACTTTTTGATAACTTAAGGATAGCAATACACTTAAATACATTAAGTGTACTATAGGGTAGTATGCGAAAACTTACCCAAGAGTCCAAAAAGGTCCTGGATGCACTAACCAACGACCTGCAGAACCCTGGAGACCATAAGAAGATTGAAAATGGTGCCTATATGCCTCTTTCAATCGAGGTAATAGGCTCGATATATGGAGATGAGGGCAAATTAATTAGCTTATGCCACTATGGAGAGATGAAGGGGGACCTCATGAGGGACCCTGAAATGTGTCTTATCAAGTTCTCTGGCGAATATTTCCCTTACTATTTCAGAAATGATTATGTAGGGGTCGAAAGGCAAGCTGTAGAATTCGATAATGAGGGAAATGGCATAGCGAAAGTAGACGAAAGGGAGCAGAGAGATCAGGCAAGCTTCGCTAATACCTGGATGAAAAACCTCAAGGATCAGGGATTTATTAAGGCCTCCCTGGTGTTCAACGCGAGGGCCCTCCTATCAAAGGAAAAGGCAACCCTAAAAGAGGTATTAGGAGAAGAGCAATATCAAAAGGCCTGCGAAGTCACTGCAGCCCAAAACGCGAAGGTCGCAGAAGAGGCCCAGGCTCTTCAGGATATGCCAGAGATCTGGCGCGAGGCCTATCTGGAGTCTTTGAGGGGGGAGGCCTAAATGTCTGTAATCCTTTTTAGAAAGGAGTATCCCAGATATCTGGCGCGAGGCGCTTGCAGAGATGGAGGCCTGAAAAATGACCAAAATTTTTAAGGTCGAAATAGACCTTTCCAATTCTGCTTTTGCAGGTGCAGCAGTCTATGAAGAGCTGCCTAGGATCTTGGAAAAGCTGGCGCTCGATGTATCAGGCAGCCCCATGATGCCCCTTACATTGCGAGACATCAATGGGAATAAGGTGGGAACTGCTTGGATTGATGCTCATAGAGAAGAGATGTATCTAGATGCTCCAAGCGATTAATTAAACCCTCATCCCTCGCCCCCTTTTACCTTTCTTTTCTCCCATATACCCCTTAATCCCTTTAATTCTCCTCGATTATCCTGGCAATTTTCCCTTATCTTTCAGCCAAAAACCCTAATTATTCCCCTTATTCTGCGATGCTCAAAACAAAATCGCGAAGCAGCGATCTAATAATAATTAGCATAAAATTAAGGTGCAATTAGGATGACCAAAAAGAAAGGCCCAAAACTTCCTCTTTCCACTACCAGAGCCAAGCCAGGGCCCAAAAGGATCGAGCTGGATTATGATGAGGTAGCTTTTCACTGTCGTTCTCGGAAGCTCACCACTTCGGAGCTGGCCCGGAAGCTGCATATTAGCCGGGACACCCTGGACAGGCGGCTCAAGTCAGACAAGAATCTCCGAGATGCGATGGAAGGGGGGTACGAAGACGGCAAGAACATCGTGGCCGATGCGATGTTCAAGAAGATGCTTGACAGGTACTTGACCATCTGCAAAGACTGCGGCAAGCTTCGGTTCTCCTTTGATGGATTCTATGAGTCCTGTCCCTACTGCGATAAAGTCGAGCCCGACATGAAGGGCACCCATACGAATGTTCGCCACAAGTTCATCTCAGGCGATTCCGGCCTTATGATTTTCTGGGCCAAGAACAACTTAGGCATGTCCGAAAAAGTAACCCACGAGGGCGACGCAGACAAGCCCCTAGTATTCAGCACACTAGCCGAGTTCAGCATCCACATGGCAAAATCCCATGACCAAAAGAAAGCCCGCGTCAAAGCGCCTCAAGCCCAAACCCAAACCCCAGCCCCAGACGCGGAAGCCGGTGATAAAGGATCTTGAGGCTCAAAGGGAGATCGATTTTGCCAGGATGCAGGTCGATCCTGCCTATGTGGTCCGGGATATCTTCGGGGATGAACCCTGGGATCACCAGATCCAGATAATTGAATCCGTCCGGGATAACCCTAAGACTGCTTGGCGAAGTTGCCACGGCATAGGCAAGACGTTCATCGTCGCCCGGATAGTCTTATGGTGGCTCTACAGCTTTCCCCATTCTATAGTAATTACTACAGCACCAACCTGGAGGCAGGTCCAGGACCTCGTATGGAAAGAGATCCGGTCCTGCCATTATCGCTCGAAAGTCCCGCTGGGCGGCTACCTGGCCCCCTCTGCTACCCAGCTCTCACCGGACGGCAGCAAAGAATGGGTGGCTATTGGTCTTTCGACGAATGACTCCAACCGCTTCCAGGGTTATCACTCTGAGCACCTACTGGTAATCGTAGACGAAGCCAGCGGCGTGGACGAGGATATCCACGAAGCCATCCAGGGCGTGCTCACCTCAGCTCACTGCCGGCTGGTCCACATAGGCAATCCTACAGACATCGGCGGCCAGTTCTACAGGGCCTTCAGAAACCCTGAAGGCTGGCACACCGGCAAGACGGCAGCCTGGGACACCCCCAACTTTACCGAGCTAGGAATCACCCGGGAAGACATCATCCACAACACCTGGCGCGAGAAAAGCCCGAAGAACCCGGACGGCTCTTTCTGCTGGCCTTATCCCTGGCTGATCACTCCGGCCTGGGCCTACGAAGCCCTTCTGGAGTGGGGCGAGCACCATCCGGCCTGGTTCGCCCGAGTCGAGGGCGACTTCCCGGAACAGGGCGAGTACAACGTCATCCCTCTATCCTGGATCGAGAAAGCCCAAGATCGTTGGGCCGACACCATAGTCTCCGGCCAGCCAACGCTCGGCGTAGACGTGGCTCGGGGCGGCATGGACAAATCAGTTATTTCTGCCAGAGTCGAAAACAAAATCACGTTCATCCAATCCTTCTCCGGCCTGGACACTCAGGAGCTTGCAGGCGAGGTAATCAGGGTCTTCCGGGAGCTTGATGCCCGAGTAGCCAACGTCGAGGCCAATGGCATGGGGGTCGGCGTAATTGATGAACTTAAGAAGCACAGGTCTGCCGGTATCGTGGTCAATGAAGTCAACGTCAGCTCCAAGTCCGAAATTCTGGACCCAAAGGGCAACCGGATCTATGGCAACCTCCGAGCTGAGATGTGGTGGGCACTCAGGTCAGCCCTGGACCCTAAAGGTGATCTCCTCCTAGCCCTGCCACCGACAGCCAAAGGACTGGTGGCCGACTTAGCCGCGCCCAAATACGATATGCGAAGTGGCCCTATCCAGATCGAACTCAAGGAGCACACAAAGGAACGCCTGGGCAGGAGCCCGGACGAAGGCGACGCCGTGATGCTCACGTTCGCACCAATGATGAAGAAGCCCTCGCCGCGCCTGGTGATGCCCAGGGCCGCAGAGACTGTGACGCCTGCCTGGAAGATTAGCGGTTATGGAAGATAACCTATGCCCAATATTTACAGAGCCTCGATAGGAGGCCGACTTGCTGAGCCGAATCCTCGATGCGATGTGCATTTTAATAACCCCTGGTCTCAAATCTGTAATTTCCTCAAAAGGATAACACACCACCGGCAAAACAAAAATTAGCTTGCAGATTGTTATGGATTTAGATCAGATTTTGCAGGGCGACGCCCTAGAACAATTGGCCGCCCTGCCCGCCGAGTCTATCGACTGCTGCATAACCTCGCCCCCATATTATGGCCTCCGTGACTATGGTGTGGCTGGCCAGATTGGCCTGGAGCAGACACCGGAAGAGTATGTGGGCAGGCTGGCAGAGGTCTTCCGGGAAGTCCGGAGGGTGCTGAAGGATGAAGGGACGCTTTGGCTGAATTTAGGAGATTCTTTCTGGGGCGGAAAAGGAAAAAGCAATTATGCTTTTCAAGAACGCCGAACATCTCCTTCATTTGAAGGCGATCAGCATAACATAACTGGGATGGGTCAGACAAGGCCAACTGATAGAAAGCATCCTGAAATAAAGCCCAAAGACCTGATCGGCATCCCCTGGATGGTTGCCTTTGCGCTTCGGGCCGATGGGTGGTATCTGAGATCTGATATCATTTGGCATAAGCCCAACTGTATGCCGGAGTCGGTGACTGACAGACCTACCAAGAGCCATGAATACCTTTTCCTGCTATCGAAAAGCGAGAAATATTATTATGATGCCGAGGCGATAAAGGAGCCATTCCAAACCGATCCAAAAGAGAATTATCCGAAACGTGCCCATGTCACAGGGCGCGGGAATCAGGATTACCCTGGAGCAAATCAAGATAAAAGCGGTGGATATCCTCCTAATGGAAATGGCAGAAATAAGCGCACCGTTTGGACCATTCCCACAAAGCCTTTCCCCGGCAGCCACTTTGCCGTCATGCCAGAGAAGCTTGTCGAGCCTTGCGTGCTCGCTGGAACGAGCGAGCGAGGATACTGCCCGAAATGTGGAAAACCTTGGTTGAGGCAGATCGAACATAAAAATATGGTTATTCGCAAGACCGATAGAATGGCCGAGATAGGAGAATTTGGTAGAACTCAGTCGAGTGGCACTATGCTATCTCCAGCCGAGACAAAGACAATCGGCTGGCTTCCATCCTGCTCTTGTGGCTCAGATCCAATCCCCGGAGTCGTCCTCGATCCGTTTTTCGGCGCGGGTACGACCGGCCTGGTCGGCAAGAAGCTTGGCAGGCGGTTCATCGGCATCGAGCTTAATCCTGATTATATCAAGATGGCTAAAGCTAGACTCTCCAAAATTCCCCAACCCCTAACCAACTTCCAATAAAGGAGCCCCCTTTCTCATGCCCCCCTCCCCCCTCCCCCCCGCCCCCTCGGCCATAGCTAAGGCCATCGCTCCGGCCCAGGTGGCCCGCCCCCACTACCCCAACCTCTCCGCCCCCCGTCGATACCCGGACTACAATCCCTCTCGGGCCTCGATCCTGGGAGACGAGCGCAACATGGGCCGCTCCGGCCTGAAATACTTCTATCCTGGCTGGATCAGGAATGAGCCCTTATCAGAGCTCCAGGGCACCAAGAAGTATCTCATCTACCGTGAGATGGGCGACATGAACGGCTACTGTGCCGCCGCTCTGAACGCCTTTGCCATGTTCTTGAGAAGGGCCAAGTGGCGGGTGGATCCAGTCAACGACGAGAACAAGACCAACGGCTCGGCCCAGTTCCTTGAAGAGTGCATGGAAGACATGGAGCACTCCTGGAGCACCTTCATAGCCCAGGCTTCCCGGACTGTGCCTCAGATGGGCTTCTGCCCCTTCGAGATAGTCTACAAGCTCCGGAACGGCGAGAATGAAGACGACCCGCGCCTGGAATCCAAGCACGACGACGGCAAGATAGGCTGGCAGACGTTCGCCATAAGATCCCCC